CTAACTTGCCTGAAGAATTTATCCAGCTGTACATATCTTGGAAACTAAACACCATCAGTGATATCATTGGTGAAAAAGATATGGGCAGAGAAACTGGAGAACCTGGCACCTATGATGACAACACCGACTACAACGCCGCTGTCATAGGAGTCCAATACGAAATCCCACCCTCCGCCAATATAGACCTTGGTGGGGATGATTTTGCCGCCGATGAAGAACTACAAGAGAAAGTAACTTGGCCTGCTGTTCAGTCAATGTTGCTCGTCAAAAGCAAGACCATTTATACTAAATGGCCCACCTTTTGTAGTTTTTATTTAACCCCCTACGGCATTTACAAAGATCCCACCCTTCTCATGCTTAAGACAATGTATCATGAAGAAAAAGGATCTTTGGACAAAATCCTGGTCTCCTACGCACATGAACTCAAGTGCGGTTATGATTTAGGAGATCATCTTGTCGATTCAGCAAATTTTGAAGATTTAATGGCCCAGCAATGGATGCTTGAGAAGATCCACATGCATGAGCCTGCTCTGGCGAAACGGTTGTTTTCCAGAACCTTCGAATTTTCAAGGATTGATCACCTGCACGAGATGCTTTTACATCTAACCTCGAAGTTAGAAACGAGCCTCCTTAGGTTGATTGATCCGAATCACAAGAAAATAGAGAACATTAAAAACCTTATGTTTTCTATTCAAACAAAATTGGGTCGCATTGTATAGGGTTAAATGCGTTCTTTTGGACTTTCAATATATCATGTCGCAAGCAGTTACACCAATCCCGACCCCTCCTCAATCTCCACAACTGCAAAACGACATGGAGCAGATAACTTCTACTATAAGTCCAAAAGATGTCAACAACAACACTGCCGAGAGTAGCAGGGCTGCTTCCTCACCGGCTAATTCAGCTATCCTGGGAACTTTGAATGTGAAGTCTACCAGACGAATAGCGTTCCTTTCTTCTGGCGCCCTTACTTCTGGCGCGGACGTTAATTTGAGCACCGGAGTGACCAAGCACTTCGTTAACAACACCACTTGGCTCAATATAACACGAGGCTGGCCCGTGTTATCCATTAATTATCTCAAGGTGACCTTGATTCCGCGCATTGGATCAAGAGGTTGTTCGGTGGTCATGCACACAGCTTGGTATCCCAATGCTGAAGCTGACAACACCGATGGCTCCACTATGTGTTATAATCCTACCTATGATTATCACCATTATACCACCCCCTTGACTCACTCTCTTCTCCCCACAGTGACCCTAATCTGCCCATTGGGACAAGCTGGACTTCAACATGTTGTCAAAGCCCCCAGCATCGTACCTTACTTTCCAAAGTTGTGTATATCACACCATCTTTACGGAAGTGATGGGATTACCCCAGCCGGTCGCGCCTTCTACGACGTTAAATACGAAGTGGAACTTAATATTGGTCTTTAGACCCGTTTATTTCTTTAAAATATATCTGTTCATGAAAATTTATTTTTATTTTCCTCTGATTTGGTAGTATACCAA